AGAACCATACCTTTTGGGTATAAATTAGCGGAAGATATAAATTATTTGGAGCCGATTCAAGAACAACTGGATGCATTAAAACAAGCGATAAATTATTTAGAAAATTGTTCATATCGTGAGGTGGCCAATTGGTTGCACCGAAAAACGGGAAGACCAATCAGTCATGTTGGATTAAAAAAAATAGCAGATAAATGGAAGAACTTCAACCACCGAAGCCAAGAGCGAATCTCGGAAGAAAACGGGGAGAACCTCAAGGCAAACGAAATTATAGCGTTGCAATAAAGGCGAAAATTTCCGCTCAGCGAACTTTACGGGAACAAAATAAAAAAATAGAGAATGCTCAAAATAAGTTTCATACTGCAAAAAGAAAAAAAGAAAACATTTTAAAAACGGATGATGCGTTAAAAGGAAAAAACTCAACTGTTCTTGATTCAAATGAAGTGGAGCAACTCTCCCCTAAAATTCAAGAGCATGTTAAAGAAAATATTGTTTTTGAACCTAATAAAGGCCCTCAAACGGAATTTCTGGCATCTTCTGAACGAGAAGTTTTTTATGGAGGAGCAAGAGGCGGCGGCAAATCATACGCCATGCTTGTTGACCCTTTAAGATATTGCTATAAGGAACATCATAGGGCTTTATTATTAAGACGTTCCATGCCGGAGTTGAGAGACATGATTAATCATTCTCAACGGCTATATGGTAAAGCATTCCCTGGTGCAAAATGGAGAGAGCAGGAAAAAGAATGGCGATTTCCTTCAGGAGCTAGAATTGAATTTGGTTACGCAGAAAATTTAACAGATGTTCTTCGTTACCAAGGTCAATCATACACTTGGATAGGCATAGATGAACTACCTCAATATCCTACTCCAGAAATTTATAACTTCTTGCGTTCCTCCCTCAGAAGTGTTGACCCGGAAATACCGGTATTTATGCGTGCAACGGGAAATCCAGGTAATATAGGGTCTTTGTGGGTTAAGGACATGTTTGTTGACCCGTCAGAACCTAATAAACCTTTTGATGTCATAATTGACACGATTGTTGGTCAGAAAAAAATAACACGAAGATTTATTCCGGCTAAACTTCAAGATAATCCCTATCTCATGCAGACAGATGATTATCTTGTCATGTTGTCTTCTTTACCGGAAGTTCAACGAAAACAATTTTTAGAAGGAGATTGGAACGCATTTGAAGATTGTGCATTTCCTGAATTTGATGTAGTACGACATGTTACAGACCCTTTTGAAATACCTCGTAATTGGCACAGGTTTCGTACTTGTGACTGGGGGTATTCTTCTTATGCTTGCTGCTTATGGATTGCTATTGATTTTGATAATAATCTTTGGGTTTATAGAGAATTATATACAAAAAGACTTACGGCTGATTTATTTGCGAAAAAAGTTCTAGAGGCAGAAGAGGGGGAATATATAAGATACGGTGTATTAGATTCCTCTACATGGGCAAAACGAGGAGATATTGGCCCAAGCATTGCGGAAACAATGATTCGTGAAGGATGCAGATGGAGACCATCAGACAGGTCACCAAGAAGCAGAGTGGCTGGAAAATTAGAATTGCATAAAAGATTAAGAATTGATTCAAAAACGGAAGAGCCGGGATTGCGAGTGTTTAATACTTGCAGAAATTTATTAAGGACATTTCCACTTCTTCCTACAGATAAACATAATCCGGAAGATGTGGATACAGATGCGGAAGACCATGCATATGACGCTCTCAGATATGGATGCATGTCAAGACCATTAAATCCAAATAGTTATCAAGAAGATACATTTTTAAAATCACAAAAAGAAAAAGCAACATTCAAACCTGCTGACCGTGTATTTGGATATTAATGCATATACCTGATAAAATTAAAGTCGGATATAAGGAATATAAGTTAGAAGAATGGAAACAAACTGTTGCCAGTGCCAATGAAGCACAAGGGCAGTTTTTTTCCAAGGAAGGTGTTATAGGATATGTAACAACCGAAAAAGGAGTTTCTCATGCTAATACAATATTACATGAAATTTTACATGCAATAATATATCAATGGAATATGGAGTTAGAAGAGAAAGAAGAAGAAAAATTAGTTAATGGTATAACTAATGGACTGACAACAGTCTTTGTAGATAATCCAAAACTGATGGATTATTTAAAAGAAAAAATAAAGGAGGGCTGAATGCCACAACCAGTAATGACCAAATATAAACAGGGTGACCTTGGTAAGCCCTATCCAAAGAAAAAGGATAAAAAGAACTTGAATTTATCAGCACATGGCGGAGAGGCTGATGTTGATGTTTCAACTAAAGATTATCCAACCAAGAAAAACAATCAAGTGCAATCTTCTTTCTGGAAGATGGCAAGTGAAAAAGATTATTAGGAGGAATAATGCCACAACCAATTATGAAAAAATACAAGCAAGGTGAATTTGGTGCGGAATACGGAAAATCTGCAAATGAAAAACTTGATGGAAGTATTATGAAAAAATACAAGCATGGAGAATTTTCTGGAGCAGGAGGAAAAGCCCCAAAAGAAAAACTTGAAGCTTGGTCAAAAGAAAAAATTAAGCACGGCTCATTTAACAGTTAAAAATAATGGCTGAAGACCAAATTATAGCTCTCGGGGATACCGAAGAAGATGACGCATATAATAATATTGCTGGTACTATAAAGGGAAAATTTCAAGCATCGGAAAATGCTCGTCAATTTGATGAGAAGAGATGGTTAAGGGCGTATCGAAACTATAGGGGTATCTATGGAAATGATATGGCTTTTACAGAAAGTGAAAAGTCAAAAGTTTTTGTTAAAATTACAAAGACAAAAGTTATGGCTGCTTATGGGCAGATTATTGAAGTATTATTTTCAAGCGGTAAATTTCCACTGGGAATTACACCTACAGCAATACCAGAAGGTACTGAAGAATACGCTCATGTTTCTAAATCAGAACAAACTCCGGAACAAGAGCCGAAAAGTCCATATGGATTTCCAGGTGATGGAAATGAATTAGCTCCTGGCTCAACATTTGATTCCATATTAGGTGGATTAAAAAAAGAATATGAGGGGGCTGAATTTACAGAAGGCCCGTCAAAAGATTCCCGTTCTGAACCTCAAATTAATCCTGCAGAAATTTCAGCAAGAAACATGCAGAAATTAATTCATGACCAATTAGAGGAATCAAGTGCAATTTCAGTATTGAGACACTCTTTATTTGAAATGGCCTTGCTTGGAACCGGGGTTATTAAAGGCCCTTTCAGCTATGATAAAACAATTCATCATTGGGAAAATGATGAAGAATTAGGAAATTTATATTCACCCAAATTTAAATTAGTTCCTCGAATTGAAGCTGTTAGTTGTTGGGATTTTTATCCTGACCCAGATGCAGTTACTATTGATGATGCGGATTATATCATTCAACGTCATAATTATACAAGAACTCAAGTTCGTGATTTAATGAATCGCCCTTTCTTTAGGGAAAATGCTATTCGAGAATCACTTAAAATGGGGGCTAATTATGAACCACGAGGATATGAAAGTTCCTTACTTGACAGGGAAACAACTGATGAATTTGATAAAAATAGATTTGAAATATTAGAGTTTTGGGGGTATTTAGATAAAGCATTAGCGGAACAGGCTGGGTTAGAGATAACTGATGATATGGATGAACTTGATGAAGTATCCGTTAATTGCTGGGTTTGTAATGGTAAAATACTACGACTTGTTGTTAATCCATTTACTCCATCTCGATTACCATATATGGTATGTCCATATGAAATAAATCCTTATCAATTCTTTGGTGTGGGAATTCCAGAGAACATGGATGATTCACAAACAATCATGAATGGTCATGCACGAATGGCTATTGATAATCTGGCATTGGCTGGTAATCTTGTATTTGACATAGATGAAACAATGTTAGTTCCCGGGCAGGACATGAAAGTATTTCCGGGTAAGATATTCAGACGACAAAGCGGACAACCGGGACAAGCGTTACACGGCGTTAAATTTCCAAACACGGCGAATGAAAATTTAATGATGTTTGACAGATTCAGACAATTGGCTGATGAGGCGACTGGCATACCGTCCTATTCACATGGAACAACTGGTGTTCAATCAACGACACGAACAGCGGCCGGCATGTCCATGTTAATGGGAGCGGCGGCTCTTAGTATTAAAACAGTGGTAAAAAATATTGATGATTATTTACTGCGACCTCTGGGAGAATCTATGTTTTCCTGGAACATGCAATTTAATGAGGACACCCCAGAAATACGAGGCGACCTTGATATTAAAGCAAGGGGAACTTCGTCATTAATGCAGAAAGAAGTAAGGTCTCAGCGGTTGATGACTTTCTTACAAACGGCTTCTAATCAAAATCTTGCACCATTCGTTAAATGGCATTCTGTCTTGGCGGAAATTGCAAAATCACTTGACATAGAACCTGAAAAATTAATTAACGACCCGGAAAGGGCGGCAATTTTTGCAAAAATAATGGGGATGGCAAATGGAAATCAAGGAACTCAAGGCACTACTCAACAACCCGGCATGGCTCAAGGTGGAACAGCTCCTGCAGGAGCGAATCCTCAAGACATCACGGGCGTTGGAGGTGGCAACATCGGAGTTGGAGGTGTACCGCAACCAGGGGAGGCTGGCTTCTCTAAGAGAACTAACGGCACTACGGGAGCAACTTAAAAGAATTAAATGACAACGGGAACAAATTTACAATTAACATATGATGAGAATACAGATTCATGGAGTTATCAGAATGTAGATTATGAATACCCAGCCAGTTCAACAAATAGTTGGTCTGGGTATACAACACCCGACCCTGAATTTGAATACGCTCCGAGTGAAGACCAAGAACAAGAACAAGATAATGATACAGTATGTCCACCTGGATATATTTATGATACTACATTACTACAATGCGTTCCTGACCCTAATTATCAAGCACCCATGTATGCAGGAGAGCCTGGTATTGAAGGTGAAAGAGACTATGCTAGAGATGCCCAAGAAAGTTTTATAGAATTTGATGCAAGTACACCAGAAGGACGAAAATCCATGTATGAACATGGTTTGGAACATGGATATTTTGGATATGATACAAGCAAGGGTGGTGCGTATGAATTTCAAGGGCCAAAAAAAACTGGAATGACACTTTTTGGTCTACAGGGATTAGCC